AACCTTCAAAATTATATTAAATACGAAGATTATGATACCCCATATAAACAATTTAGTCCAGAAATAATAATGGATAAATTTAATAGAATTCTATTATCATGAAAATATTATTTACATTTTTATCAATTTCGACAGGAAATGATTTTTATTTAAATGCTTCTAAAAATTTGGTAAATGAAATATTATCAAATTGTTCACACGATATTCTTTTAACAACAAATAATGTTGAATATTTTAATGAGATAAAAAATCCTCGATTCAGTGTAAGGAATAATATTCCTGACAACTCCGTATTCACTTATAAAAATGGAGGTGAATTTAATTACAATCTAAAATATTTGGCTTTTAAGGATTTACCAAAAAACTACGATGTAATCTTTTATGTAGATGGTGATATTAAAAGTAATTTTTGGAATGACTTCTCAGAATTTAGGTTACTTAATTTGATGGAGTCATTTGATTTTGTTGCAACAAGACTCAATTGTGTTTTAAAAAATGAAGTTATTCAACATCTTGAAACAGGTAAAGCGTTGTTTTCTCATAAAATTCTTTCCTATAATATTTTAAGTTGGGACATAAATGACCCCATAATGGATGCTTGTCTACCAAGTGAGCACTTTTTAATTTTTAAATATAATGAAGAAAAATTAAAAACTTTTGCAAATAAATGGTCTGAATTGAATAGTATTATGCAAAGTCAAAACGGAGGTAATGGTAGTTGGGGAGATGGTTTTGAAATGGGTATCAGTGCAAAATTTGCAGGATATGATAATTTATATGATTTGAATTACGGTGATTTACAAAATCATTTCGGGTTCTTTTTCAACGGAAATAAAAAATAGTTAATTATGGAAACTTTAAAAACAAAAACTGATAATTTTATCATAAATACACTTCCAAACGATTGGAGTGGTGTTAGTATTCACAACAGTAAAAGTTGGGAACCTCATATTGTTGATTTCCTTAAAAGGAATTTAAAAAATAATTCTGTTTTTGTTGACGTTGGTAGTAACTATGGGTGGCACTCAATTAAATGTTCTCCTTACTGTGAAAGTGTTTATAGTTTCGAGCCTCAAAAATATATTCATGATGTTCAAAAAATGAGTATAGAACAAAACAATATTACAAATGTTAAGTTGTTTAACTGTGGTGTTGGAGACAAGAATGAGACTAAGGAAATGTCTCCAATTGATTACAACAATCCAAGTATACATATGGGTGATTTAAGTTTAGGTGTTGGGGGTGAACAAGTCGAAGTCAAAACTTTAGATTCTCTTGAGATACCAAAGGTAGATTTTATAAAAATTGACGTTCAGGGGTATGAAAAATTTGTTCTGAGTGGTGCTCAAAATACAATTAGTTTGAGTAAACCAACTATAATAATAGAGATGGAAGACCATCAATTAAGACGTTTCAATTATGGTGTTGTAGAATTATTTGAAATACTTAGAAATTTTGGATATTACATCTACTTTTTAGATTATTTTTACCCTTCGGACCACGTTTGTGTCCATAAAGACAACTTAGAAGAGTTTATAAAAACAAACGGTGATTACATTAAAGAACTTTTAGAATCAAACAATCTCAACCACAATATTGAGAATGGTGTTACAGAAAAGATTATTTATGAAAAAAATTAAATTGTCCGCCCATTGGGATAAATCTGAAAATATAACGTATAGATTATTAAAACAATTTCTTACGCCAGACATAGATTTGAGTGGTATTGAATTTGTTTATGATGATTCGTATGATATGATAATTTTCTTCAATTACGTTTCTGAAGACGTTAAGGATGGATGTGAATCTTATGTTCTACCTCACGAACCAAGTTGGATTGGCACTCACCAGAAAGTTTTACCGAATGGGGTTAAAGTTTTAGGTTTCTCGAAAGAGTTATATACTGGTGAATGTATAGAAACAACTGCTCACACTTTTTACGGTGGGAGAGGTCCTTGGATTGATTCTTTGGATTTTTGGTCCTACGAAAACTTAGGTAAAAAACAATTTGTAAAATCTAAAAATATTTCATCGTCAATTACTAAACTCAACACTAACAATGGAACAACTTGTTTATACCCACAAAGATTTGAAATTTTTAAATTAACCGAAACATTGCCTTTTATTGACGGATATGGTGGAACATCTCTTAGTCCTAAACGACAAGACGCTCTTATTGATTATAGATTCAATATTGCAATTGAAAATGACTTTCACAAAAATTGGATTACTGAAAAATTTTACGATAGTATATTAACGGACACTATCCCAATTTATTACGGGTGTAAAAATATTAAAGAAATATATCCTGAGGGGGGATATCTTTTAATTGAAGATATCAACGATTTAACAGGAATAAAAAATTTGTTAGAATACGTGAACAACAACGCAGAAAAAATATATTCTGAAAATATAGATTCCATCAGAAATATTAAAAAAAAGTATTTTGAAAAATACAATTTATTAAAATTAATTATAAATTTATAAAATGAATTACGAAAATAATATAACCAAAAAATGTAGCTTAGAGCATAATGATAGTATATCCACCTATAAAGGATGGGCTGCTCAACAAAACTTCAATGCGTTTGAAGTATTCCACAATTTTATTAGAGATGTCAAACCAAAAAGAATTCTTGAGATAGGAACATCTTTGGGGGGTTTTACGTGTTTTTTAAAATATGCTTGTGATAAAATGAATATCCCTTGTGAGATATTAACATATGATATTCATGATAAGTCATGGTATAAAGATTTGATTGGGATGGGTATAGATGTTAGAATAAAAAATGTTTTTTTAGAAAATTACACCGTTGTTGAAAATGAGGTTATTGATTTTATAAAATCAGAGGGAACCACAGTAGTTTTATGTGATGGAGGTGATAAAATTAGAGAGTTCAATATTTTATCAAATTATCTCAAAAGCGGTGATTTTATTTTAGCCCATGATTATGCAGAAAATTCTGAAATATTCAAAGAACAAATTTACCTAAAAATTTGGAATTGGCATGAAATTAAAGATTCGGATATCAAAGATGCTTCGGATAGAAATGAATTAGAAATTTACAATAAAGATGAGTTCGATAGTGTTGTTTGGACTTGCAGAGTAAAAAAATAACTATGAGTAAAATAACACTTGTTACAGGTATTTGGGATATTGGTAGAAATGAATTATCTCAAGGTTGGGCAAGACCCTACCAACACTATTTGGATAAATTTAGTTCCCTTTTGGATACGCCTGAAAATATGATTATTTTCGGTGATGAAAGTCTCAGGGAATTAGTTTTTTCTAAAAGAGACTCATCTAATACTCAATTTATTGTTAGAGACATAGAGTGGTTTCGTAATAGTGAATTTTTTGAAAAAATTCAGAAAATTAGAACAAACTCAGATTGGTGTAATCAAGTTGGTTGGTTAAAAGATTCAACACAAGCAAAGTTAGAAAACTATAATCCATTGGTTATGTCTAAAGTTTTTTTATTGCATGACGCTAAAATAATGGACCAATTTAATTCTGACTATATGTTTTGGATTGATGGTGGGTTAACTAGCACCGTTCACCCTGGTTATTTTACACACGATAGAGTTTTTGAAAAATTAGACAAATTTATTTCAAAGTTTTCTTTCATTTGTTTTCCTTATGAATCTTCAGGAGAAATACACGGGTTTAATTCCCACGTTCTTAATGAAATTGCTGGTGACAAAGTAAACAAAGTTGCGAGAGGCGGATTTTTCGGAGGACCTAAACATACAATTACGGACATAAATTCTATCTACTACGGACTATTAAGTTCAACTTTGAGTGAAGGATATATGGGGACAGAAGAATCAATATTCTCCATTATGTGTTATAAACATTCAGATTTAATTAATTATTTTGAAATTGAAGGTAATGGTCTTTTGAGTAAATTTTTTGAGGATTTAAAGAATGAAAATTTAGTTGTTAAGTCCGAAAATCCAACAAGGGGAGTGTCAAATTTAGATACAAACAAAGTTGGATTGTATGTGATTGGGTTTAATAGTCCAAAACAATTCAAGACGTTGATTGATTCAATGTTGGATTATGACCAAGATTACATTTTAAAAACAAAAAAGTTTTTATTGGATAATTCAACCGACCTATCAACTACGGAGGAATACTCTCTAATTTGTAATGAGTTTGGTTTCGAACATATTAAAAAAGATAATTTAGGTATTTGTGGAGGAAGACAATGGATTGCGGAACACTTTGACGAGACTGATTTAGATTATTATTTATTTTTTGAGGATGATATGTTTTTTCATCCAAAAGACGGAGTTTGTAGAAATGGATTAAATAGATTTGTTCAGAATCTTTATTCGAAAACTTTAGAGATTGTTAAAAAAGAAAATTTTGATTTTTTAAAATTAAACTATTCTGAATTTTTTGGTGACAACGGAACTCAGTGGTCATGGTATAATGTGCCACAAAATGTAAGAGTTGAGTATTGGCCTGAAAAACCAAGGCTACCACAAATTGGGTTAGACCCAAATGCTCCAAGAACTTTGTTCAAATCCATTCATTCACACAAAGGTATTCCTTATGTAAAGGGTGAAATTTATTATTGTAATTGGCCACAAGTCGTTTCGAGAACGGGAAATCAAACAATGTTTTTAGATACAAAATGGGCACATCCGTTTGAACAAACATGGATGAGTCATATGTATCAGTTGACAAAACAAGGGAAGTTATATTCAGGTTTATTGTTGATGACCCCAACAGAGCACGATAGATTTGAACATTACGACAGAAGTATACGCAAAGAGTCATAACAATATATTTATTGTTATG